AAGTGACCAAACAAATACTTTGTTTCAATGTCCTTCATCTTCTTCCACTCATCGCCAACAAGCCACGGTACTAGTGCAACATCATCTTCAATGAAGATTTCGTCTACAAACGTAATACCTGGTATGTGTTTTGCAAAGGCAGTACTGTTAACGTCACGCTTGTCTTTATAATACAAGTCATGGTTACCATCAAAGAAGTAAAACTTCTCAAATGCAGCACCAAGCTTCTCCATACTTCTAATTGTTGCGTCCATAGTGGTAAGATTGAGTGAATTACGATTATGATGCCAGTCTCCGCAGAAAATGCCAGTCTCGCAACCAGCAGCTTGTGCTTGTTCTATGTACCAATCAATAAATTCTTCGCAATCTTCGTTGTGTATACGACTGTTACCTTTCAGACCAAAGTGAATGTCCGTAAATACCGCAGCTTTTTTAAACAAATTTAGTTCTCCATATGTACATGTACAAGTATATAGTAAAATGCAACAGTTGTCAACCTATTTCTTGGGTTTAAGTTCTGCAAACGCTGTTGCGCCTGCTTCTTCGTTGCGCTTTACTGCTGCTTCCCATTCGCCTTGATTTTGTCTAGTATAACTTGGATTTAAGTCATTCATTTCCAAAATATCATCTCGAATGTTTTGATTACGCTTCTCAATATTAATAACACGAACAAAACTGTTAGTTACAGCGGCAGTATAGTAAGCAAACGGATTGTCTGACTTAGATTCATCAAACTGCAAGCCAATTTGTGCTAATTGTAGTATTGCTTGACCTTTCATTTCGTCATTATAAGTATACCCACGAACATTGCCACGAGTTGCATAACGATCAACAAGCTTTAACCACATTAGCGCAAGCGTATTAGTTGCTTTACCATGTTGATGACTAAAATGTCCATTGTCCATACCACCTACCCAATGACTTTTTCCAACTAATATAAGTTCGCCTTCGTCATTGTACTTGTAATGATGAAATGGTGGAAAGGGAAGCTTAACTCTTGTATCAGCAACAGTCTTAGGGTTCTTTTTACGACCTGGCTCTTCAGGAATATGATCAAATGACATAATGCGAAAGATTAATTCTTCTTTTGTGATTTCAGTATATAATGTTTCGCATTCTGCTTGCTTAACTTTTTCACCTAACCCTTTCCTACGCTCGTATTCAGCTGAAGACATCTTCTTTGCCTTGTTACGCTTTGCTTCTGTAACAGTTAGTCTGTTAACTTTATCTAGTGTAGGCAAAATAATATCATACTGACCGTATTCTGGTTCAGTATAACTGTTAAATTGATTCTTTGACTTATGTATTTCTTTAAGTATGTCTTTATTGTTTAAATAATTCTTGGGTTTCATTACATTCTCCAGTTGTTATAACTATTATAAACTACTATGTTAATTTTGTCAACTAAATAGTAGTATAGGAGACAAAATAAATTATGGCCTTTTCAATAAAATCAGCAGCATCTAACTTTATGAGTAGTGTGTTATCTGATGTAAAAAATACTGTTAAAAACGCTGCATTAGGAGCAATAACCCAGAAGCTTGGCGCCCTTGGTCCGTTAGGAAAGTTAGCTGCTGACTTTGTAAGCCAGACATCAGGGTTTGGGTCAAATAACAACAGAACAATATCAAGGGCTATTATCTCAGCTGAAAATTCATCTGCAGAAGCAGGCGACTGGCGAGTTAGTATAAGTGTTCCTGAAGTATTTTTAACAGGCGGCAACATATTAGCTCCATTACGTGAACCTTCTGCTCCATCTAGTCACTGGAATACTGGAAACAGAATGATATTTCCGTTTAACCCTACAGTATTATTGAGTCACAGTGCAAGTTACTCTCAAGTGCATCCAACACATACAAATTATGCTTATAATGCATATGAAAATAGTCAAGTAGATGCAATTACACTTACAGGCGATTTTTATCAAGAAAATGAAAATGATGCAAGGTATTGGTTAGCATGCCTACACTTTTTAAGAACTGCAACAAAGATGTTTTACGGTAATAGCCAACCACTTGGCAATCCACCTGTTGTTTGCAGACTTAACGGTTACGGCAAACATGTATTAAATAATATTCCTGTTGTAATAACAAATTTTACAACAGACTTGCCTGTTGATGTTGACTATATTGAGTGTAGTGTAGACGGGCATCAAAACTATGTGCCTACACAAAGTTCAATAACAGTTACATTACAACCGCAATACGCAAGAAGATCAGCAGCAGGCTTTAGTTTATCTGCATATGCTAACGGCGGTCATATAAATGGACCGGAGGGATTTGTATAATGAGAAACAATTTAAGTCCGTATGCAAATACGCCAGTAACTAATCAAGGTTATTTAGACATACTAAAACCACGACCAGTGCCAGTAAGTGGAAAAGATATTCTTTTTACAATAACTCCTGAATACACATATCGTCCTGACTTACTTGCACATATTACATACGGCAGAAAAGAGTTATGGTGGGTATTTGCACAGCGTAATTTAGATGTATTAAAAGATCCTGTTTTTGATTTTATTGCAGGCACGAAAATATTCTTGCCTGATCATTCTGCATTAAGAAACACTTTAGGAATATAATATGCCAGCGTTCAATTTAAATGCAGCAGTTAAGAGTACAGCTAATTCAGCAGTCAATTCAGCAGTCAATACAGCAGTCAGCACAGTTAGTGCAAAAGTTGGAGCAAGCGTAGGCGGAAAAATACCAGGCGGTCTAGGCGGATCATTAAGTACTAATAAACTTGGCGCAGCATTACTAGGCGGCGTAGTAGGCGGATTACTTGATGGCGGAAAAGGCGCAGCTATAGGAGGGTTGTTAGGAGCAAGCGGCGTGTTAGGCGCACTTCAAAATAAACTCCAAGGACTAATAGGTGATGCCGAAGAGTTAACTGGATTACTTGATAACCCTTTAAAAATAATCGAGCGAGGAGCAGCTGACCTTGCAGGATTAACTGGAGAAGATAAAGCATTACAATTATCACAGTATCGAGATCAGCTAGACAATTCTGCATACGATGAATTTGTAGATAATGCTTGGCCAGATCCGTATAAAGGTAACGATTCTTCTGCTAGTAGAGTTCCTAATCCTTTACGAAATCATAATGGTGTTAATTATAAAATTTCACTAGGTATATTAAGTGCAGAAGAATATAATGATCCTGGTGTAATTAGAACAGCAGGCGGTTTTAAAAGTTATATAATACAAAGCGGTGGCGGCAACTTAGAAAAACGATATCAAGTTGCTGACGAGGTAGCCGGCAACGTTGCAGGAAATCATCACAACGATGCCACAACAACCCATGCAGAATACTATATTGATGATCTAAACATAGAAGGCGTAATTGCTCCTAATCCAAACACTAGGGTAACATTAGGAACAGCACTTACGTTTAATGTAACTGAACCTTATAGTATGGGAAATTTTATTCAAGCTGTTATTGGATCAGCTGCCGAATCTGGTGAATCTAATTATCTACAAGCTCCTTTTTGTTTAAGAATAGATTTTGTTGGCTGGAATTTAGACGGCTACTCAGATGCTAACTTTGTTACAGAGCCTATTTTTATACCTATTAAACTTGTTAATATGGAATTTAATGTCTCCGGCCAAGGTAGTCGATATGCAGTTACAGCAGTACCAATGGCTGAAACAGGATTAGATGATAATATTAATAAAATTAAAACATCAATTACAGCATATGGAACGCAACTACACGAAATTCTTGAAACAAATGATGCGTCAATTACAGCAGGAATAAACGGTCAAATACAAAACTTAGAAGAAGCTGGAGCACTTGCTCCTTATGATAGATATATTATAGCATTTCCAAAAGATGAAGCAGCAATACGAAATGCATTAAAATCAAAAACAATTGATGAAGAAGCTTTTACTACTACAGCAGAAAAACAAGCTGCTGAAAAAGGCCAACATAAAAATCCTGATCTAAACGAATCTAATGCTACGCCAGAAAGTTTAGATAACATAGTAATTAAACAATCAACAAATATTTTTAATATAATTAAAAGCTTTGCTGAAAATACAGACTTAATGAATGAAATTGGTCTAAGTCCAGTAACAATTAATACAAATGCACCTGGCAACACACCAGCTGTAGATGCACAAGCAGTTACAGATGACGAAACCGGACTAGTTGATACTGCTGCCCAAGCAGCACAACCTTCAGGAGCAGTACGAGAACATCAATTTAAAAGTAACGAACAAATTACTGCTATTATTGAAAAGTTAGTATTACAAACTGAATATGCAATGGTTAAATCAACAGAGGAAACAAAAAATGGAATGTCTAAATGGTTTAGAATTGACACACAGGTTTATCTTGAAGAAAGTAAACTAACAGAAGCTACAATGGGCCGCAAGCCTAAAGTTTATGTGTTTAGTGTTGTTCCATACGAAGTTGATGAAGCTGTAACAGCAGCAAGTTCTGCTAAAGCATCTAATGCAGCAGGATTAAGAGCTGCCGCAGCTAAAGAATACAATTATATTTACACAGGTAAAAATGAAGATGTTTTAGCTTTTGATATTAACTTTAATAATGCATTTCAGCAAACAGCATTTTCAGATTTAGGTATGAACTCGGGTTCACGTCAAGATACAAACGTTGGTACAACGGCAACAGTACAACAAGATATGGATGCTGGAGCAACAATTGCTGATCCAAAAAACACCGGAAGTAACAACGATCCAGGTGGCGGCACCCAGCTAGAGACTAAAACTGCTTTATCTCCAGGATCTCATAGTTTAGACATACGTACAAGAATTGCAGAAAACTTTCATGATAGAATTACAAATTTAACAGCCGACATGATTACTGCTGAAATGTCTATTATGGGAGACCCGTTCTTCATCCCACAACAGACTGGAAACTACACATCTATGTCTAAAGATAAACCTAGTGTAGGATCTGACGGTACAATGATATATACTAGAGGACAAGTTTTTTGTGTAGTTAATTTCAAAACACCATTTGATTACCAAGTTAAAGGTGCAACTATGGAAATGCCGCAAACAGTACAAAACTTTAGTGGGTTGTACAATATTTGGGCAGTGGTTAATAACTTCTCTAAAGGGCAATTCACACAAACCCTTAAAATGGTTAGGCGTGTTGGACAAGATGATCCTGCTACAGAAGGATCTAAATCTAACGTAGAAGTTAGTAATGAATCTTCAATTAAAAAGGGAACAGTAGTTAGTGACGGAACAGTCGGAGCACAAAATCAAGGTATAGATTGTATACCAGCACCAGCAAATGATGATATCACAAAGTTATTACCAGCAATACCATCTGACGAAGCTGATAAGTTATCAGCAGGATTTAAAGATCTTGAAGCTGCCGCGATGGGAGCTATTACTAATGCTATACCGTCTGAAATTGCAGGTGTTGATTTTGGCCTAGTAAAAGCTCTTGATCTAAGTAAAATTATTCCACAAGCACTAGGCGATGCAGCATTTGGTGCAATAGCTGGTAAAATAGGCGGCGCCGGCGGCCTTGCTGTTGGCTCACTAGCTAGTGATGCAATTGGAAGCATAGGCGCTGCTGCCGCAGGCGGCTACGGACAAGCCAAAGCTGCTACTAACAAAGCTAACAGTGCTGTAAATAGCATAGCATCGACTAGCATAGCATCAGTTTCCGGTGCAGCAACTGACAAAGCTAAAAGCTTACTTAAAGGAGTTGGGTGATGGTAGAGATAGATGACGACGAACCAACCGGCGAAACTGAAGACGAATCGGTAGCAGTCACTACAGAACCTGACCAAGGTTGGAGAACCGCGGACGGGTTTGTGGCGTATGATAACTATCATCAGGCGTTTGTTCATGAAGATGGCAAACCTCGAGTTATTATAATAATAAATAATCACGAACGCCATAGTGGCGTACCATTTCCAAATAATAAACATTATTTTGTTGTTGTTCCTGACTGGGAATTTTGGCGAATAACACCGTTGTGTATTGAGCTTAGTGAGCTGAAGATAACAAATGACGGAAGTTATGAGTTATTCATTGAATCTCTCTCTACAGCAACACTTTGGCCTCCAATAAACTCGGTATTACTTGATGACGACTGGTATGGCGTTCCGCTTTATGTACCTGACCCAAACGTAGACCATGCAAGACCGGTTACAGAAGTAACAAAAACTACTAGTGCTGTTACAGGAAATACTGTAGAAACTACAGTAGTAACTGATCCTAAAGCTGCCGGTGCTGTAACTACTAGTGAAACAAAAGTAGGCACAGGTTCTCCAAAAAATATAGATGATGTTAAAGTAGCAGCCACTGTTACTCCAGCAAGCTTAAAAGCAGAGGCAGCAAACCTTGGTACAGGCAAACCTGATACTAAGGTTGTAGAAAAACTTGAACCTTGCATACCAAATGTTCCACCTGCAAATCAAGTTGCTAAAGGAGCAGGCTCGGCACCTAAAGTTAAAGGCCCGGATGACGTAATAGCAGAAGCAAGAAAACGAGCCGCAGAACGAGCAAATGTAAATCCAAATGTATCCGACGGAACTGCAAACCCAGGACCAGCTGCAGAAGCAACTAAGCCTCAACTTGTAACTCAAGACACAACAGTTAATCCAGTAAACGGTAAACCTTCTTCAGAAGCCTCAGTAACCGAAGGCGTGTATGCATATAAACCAATGCGTACTGGATTTGACAGGTATGATTTTAACAGTGGTAAGAAATTATTCACAGCACCATAACTAGAGGACTACATTAAACATGGCATCAGGAAACTATACAAGAACATCAGCAGGTATGACTACTGGATTTAAAGATTCAGGACCATATGAAGCAATTGTAGTTAATAACCTCGACAGTCGATATATGGGCGGTCTTACTGTTGAATTGTTAAAATACACTCAAGCGGGCGGCACTCCGGAAAAATCAGGACAGCTACTAAATGTTAGATATTTAAGCCCTTTTTATGGCACAACACCAAACTCAGCGTTAACAGCAAACGATGGTTACGAACATACACAAAAAAGTTATGGTATGTGGATGGTCCCTCCAGACATAGGTACTAAGGTACTTGTAATATTTGCAGAAGGCAATGCAAACTTTGGTTATTGGATTGGATGTATACCTGCAGACTATATGAACTTTATGGTTCCTGACGGCAAAGCATCTACACAAAATACAACAGGTGTTACTCCTCCTGGTTTAAAAGGTAGAAAACTCCCAGTAGGCGAGTATAACAAAGCAATTGAAACTGGCGCAAAGGTTGATCCTACACTTTTTGAAAAACCTTACAACAAAGACTTTACAGAATCCTTAGAAATTCAAGGGTTGTTAAATGACGAAGCCCGCGGCACAACTACAACTAGTGCAAGACGAGAAATACCTAGTATGGTATTTGGTATTAGTACTCCTGGTCCAAAGGATCGGAGAGACGGAGCACCTAAATCAGAAATAGGCACAGCTGGACAAAAAGTAGCAGTACCGTCTAATAGACTTGGCGGCACATCATTTGTAATGGACGACGGCGATGAAAGATTTGTTCGCGCCACACATGCAGAAGATGGTCCTCCTATATATAAAAACAAAGGAAATAAAGAAGAGGGCGGTGATAGAACCATTCCGCAAAACGAATTATTCCGTATACGTACTAGAACTGGTCATCAAATATTAATGAATAACAGCGAAGACTTAATTTATATAGGTAACGCTCGTGGAACAACTTGGATAGAAATGTCTAGTGATGGCAAAATTGATATTCATGCACAAGACAGTGTTAGTATTATGACTGAAAATGATTTAAACATTACTGCTGAACGTGATATTAATATGGAAGCTGGCAGAAATGTTAATATTAAAGCTACTGGCAGAACAAAAGGCCAAGATACTGGCAGAGTACAAATTGAATCTGTTAACGATTTTAATTTACATGTTGGAGCTAATAGTAAAATTACTGTAGGAAAAGATCAACATATAAAAGTAAAAGGATCGCAGCATTTAGATACTAATAATTTTTTGCATATTAAAACAGGTCAAGATAATAGATTAACAGCAGGCGGCTCAACACATATTAACAGTACTAAAGAGCATAGAGAAACAGCAACATATGTGCATATGAATGGACCAACAGCTTCGATAGCAAATCCTTCGCAAGAAGTACAATCACTTGAAACAATCACGTTGCCGCGTGTTGAGCCAGGTAGTGTAATATCAGGATACGAATCTATACTAGCAAGAGCACCGCAGCACGAGCCTTGGCCGCACCATGAAAACTTAGATCCGCTATCGTTTAAGAAAACACAAACAGATAGAGAAACACCAGGAGCACTCCCAACAGCAGATAGAGTAGTTACTCCGGATACGTTTGATAAAAACTTACAAGGACGTACAACAAGTGCGTATGTTGGCGGCTCAGGCGGCAACGTTACATCGGGATCAAGTGCAGGTGGACCCGGACACGGCCAAACTCCAGTACCACAAGGAGATTATACAAGCAACTTTGACTTTGACGGTACAGAAGCATTAGGATCATTAAGCGCAAGATACGAATCAAGAGGAAACCCAGCAACTATTGGTTGGGATAGTACAGGTGGATTTAGTTACGGAACATATCAGCTTGCAGCAAACGTAGGTGTTATGAACGAATTCCATAATTGGCTAGCAAACGCACATCCTAATTTAGAGTCGCAATTATCCGCAGCAGGAGGAGCAACAGCAGCCCGCGCAGGAACTAAAGCATATAAAGCAGCTTGGGCACAAGTAATGTCTACAGCAGAAGCAGCAGAAGCACAACACGAGTATGCAGTATTAGCGTACTATAGTCCAGGTGCTAGAAATATTAAAAGAAAAACTGCTCTTGACTGTAATTTACGTTCTACAACTTTACAAAATGTTGTGTGGTCTTGTGCTATACAACACGGAGTTGGCGGCGCAGCAAAAGTATTCCGCAATGCTCTTGCATCTCTTGGATATCCAGGTAACCAACCATCTCTCACTGAACCAAGTGAAGCTGCTTTAATTAGAGCAGTTTATAAAGAGCGTCGAAATGTCAATAAGCATTTTGCTAGGAGTACTTCTGGTGTTAAAGCAAGTGTTGTTAAACGGTTCCATAATGAAGAAGCTGATGCATTAAAAAGTTTAGAACAGGAAATTTTACTAGCAAAACAAAATATAAAACAACAAGAGCCAACTGATAATAGTGCAGCACAACAACCAGCAGGTTCTTTAAGGGTATAATTAGGGTAAATATAGTATGAGCCAATTAGAAAAAAATCTATACAAAAGAGTTACAATATCCAATCCTAAACAGACAGCAACGTCTGGTAGAACATACAGGGGTTTCTCTACAGTTGCAAATACTAAAACTTTTAGTATATATGACTTTGAACTTATTAAACAAGACTTAATAAATCACTTCCATATACGCCAAACTGAGAAATTAAGTGATCCTACATTTGGCACTATTATTTGGGATATTTTATATGAACCGTTTACTATCGAAGTGCAAGAAGCAATTATTGATGATGTTACTCGCATTGTTAACTATGATCCCAGAATACAAGCAAGTAATATTGAAATTGATACGTATGAGCAAGGAATACAAATTGATTGCGCTATAACGTTTTTACCCTTCGGTGTAACTGATCAGTTACGCTTCAGATTTGACAAAGATAACGGACTACTCCAGCAATAAAAATTAAATACACACATTATCATTTCAGGTAAATACATTAGTAAACAAGGAAAATGATATGTCTGCAAATGATCGACAGTCGAGGCTTTTAGTAGCTGAGGACTGGAAAAGAATATACCAAAGCTTTAGGAATGCTGATTTCCAAAGCTACGATTTTGATAATCTAAGACGCACAATGATTAACTATTTGCGTCAAAACTATCCAGAAGATTTTAACGATTACATTGAATCGAGTGAATACCTTGCGCTAATTGATATGATTGCTTTCCTTGGGCAAAACTTATCATTCCGTATTGATTTAAACGCTCGTGAAAACTTCCTTGAAACAGCAGAACGCAGAGAAAGTGTATTACGTCTAGCACGTATGTTGTCTTACAATCCCCGCAGAAACCAAGCAGCTAACGGCTTGCTCAAATTTGACACAATTAAAACAACTGAAAATCTGTTAGATAGTAACGGGTTAAATATGGCAGGAATTACTGTTAAGTGGAATGACCAAACTAACACAAATTACTTTGAGCAGTTTGTTAAGATTATGAATTCAGCATTACCGATATCTAATTCGATTGGTAATCCTTTAAAGTCTGCATTAATTGCAGATGTACAAACACAAAAATATCGCTTAAATGCTACAAATACTGGCACAGCAATATATCCTTTTACTAAGCGTATTGAAGGTGTAAGCACGGGCTTTGAAATTGTAAGCACAGATATGTCAACAGACGAAATATTTGAAGAAGCACCGCTTCCAGGTAACAGTCCTGCATTTTTATTCCGTGATGACGGACAAGGCGCTGGCAGTGCTAACACTGGCTTCTTTATGCACTTCCGTCAAGGTAAGCTTGAAACAGGAAACTTTAGTGTAACTAACCCTACGCCGAATCAAGCAATTCAAATTGATTCTGAAAATATTAATGATACTGATGTTTGGGTATTTGCAGTAAACAGCAGCGGCTACGAAAGTAACCAGTGGACAAAAATAGATTCTACTGAAGGCAACAACGTTATCTACAATAGCTTGTTTAATAAAACTAGAGATGTATTTGCAGTAACTACACGTATTGGCGACAGAATTAACTTAGTATTCAGTGACGGTGTATTTGGTAATTTACCGGCTGGTGATTTTAGAGCATATTATAGATCTAGTAGTAACGTGAGAAGTGTAATAACGCCTAGTGCAATTAATACAGTAAGTATTGATATACCTTATCAGTCAAGAAACGGTACAGCACAAACACTTACACTTGGACTTAAATTAAACTATACTGTGTCTAACGGCACATCATCAGAAACTAATGCAGAAATTAAGCAAAATGCACCTGCAACTTATTATACACAAAATAGATTAATTACTGGCGAAGATTATAATATTGGCCCGTTGGCAATTAGTCAAGACATTATTAAAACTAAAAGTTCAAATAGAATTTCAAGTGGTATAAGTCGATTCTTTGACTTAAAAGATGCAAGTGGTAAGTATTCAAATACAAGTTTGTTTGCAGATGACGGCGTAATTTATAAAGAAGAATTTGCCGAAAAACAATCATTTACGTTTGCAACACAAACTGACATTGAAGGTGTTATATATAACACTATCGAAAAAGTTTTAAGTAATATTAACACCCAAAACTTCTACCTTGCAAAATACCCAAAAATTATTGTTAGTGATCTTAGTGCGTCTTGGAACCAATATAGCACTAGTACAAACCAAACATTAGGACTATTACAAGATATCGATGCAAATCCTTATACAGTAGGTACGTTTACTGCAAACAGTTTACGTTTACTAGAAGCTGGAACAATGGTAAAGTTTGTTGCACCGACAGGCAAACATTTTATGGCCGACGGTACGTTAATGGCCGACGGCGCAGCAGGAGACCACTTAGGTAAAACAAATTATAAATGGTCTAAAGTAATATCTATTATCGGAGACGGAACTACGTTAGATGCAGACGGAATTGCACCTATTGCACTAAGCGATTATATTCCAACTGGCGCTGTGTTAGAACAAGTTATTCCTAATTATTCTAAGGTACTAATTAACGACATAAAAACACAATTAATTGATCAAGCGTTTGAGTACAAAGACTTTGCATTGCGTTACGACCAGTATGATAGACAGTGGAAAATTGTACTAGCAGAAGACATTAACACAATTGGCGCATTTGCAACAGGTAAAGCTGGGGATATAACAGCAGAAAATCTTGATGCAAGCTGGATGCTATACTTTAAAACAGACGGAGAAAAATATACAATTACATATCGTAATTTAAGATATGTAATAGAAAGTGCAGAGGAAATTAGATTCTTCTTTGATAGTGCTGATAAGATTTATGACCCATCAACAGGGCAAATTGTTAGAGACAAAATTGATGTATTAAACATTAACAGACAGCCTGGCGCGCTAGTTCCATTTACTAGAGACTTTAATTGGACAATTACTGACGCTTATAGAGACGCAGAAGGATACTTAGATAGTCGTAAAATTCAAATTCAATTTATTGACCTTGATGATGATGGTGTAGTTGATGATCCTGATATTTTTGAGCAAATAGTTGGCGAAGATAATACAGCAATACAAACTAAAGACAAATTAATATTCCAGAAGAAATATACAACAACAGATGCTGTGGAAGATTTTAAATATTTTGCAAACACAACTGCTGAAATAATTGTAGTACAGAATGAACCAGCTATTGCTCCGTATAGTACACGTCTTGAAGGACAAATATTTTACTTAATTGACGAAGGCATTTTTAGAAAGCTTAATAAAGTACTAAACAACACACAAATTAATACAGATTATAAAGCATACTTTGGTCGCGCTGATTTAAAATTCCATTACATCCATGTTGCAGATAGTGGATATAGAATAGATCCAAGTGCAAGTAATATTATCGATACATATGTTTTATCTAAAGCGTACGACACCCAGGTAAAACAGTATATTAGTGGAGTACTTTTAACACAGCCTAAGCCGCCAAGTAATGATGAATTATTTAGAAGCTACGGAACTGAAATTAATAAAATAAAAAGTATTAGTGATGAAATAATTTATCATCCTGTAAAGTATAAAGTATTATTTGGTGACAAAGCAACACCTGATTTGCAAGTTAGATTTAAAATTGTTAAAAATGCAAATATAGTTATTAATGACAATGAACTTAAATCAGACATTATCGAAGCTATTAATAAATTCTTTGATATTGAAAATTGGGACTTTGGAGAAACATTTTACTTCCAAGAGCTTAGTGCTTATATTATAAATCAGCTGTCTCCTAAACTGGTAAGTATACTAATAGTACCGCGCCAAACTACACAATCGTTTGGTAGCCTATTTGAAATAAAAAGTGAGCCAGATGAAATATTTGCAAGTGCAGCTAAAGTGACTGATATTGAAACAATAGATCAGATTACTGCAACAAATTTACAAGCTAGTGGCACAGTACTTAATACAGTGGCAACAGCTTCAACAGCAGGGATTACAAGCAGTGCATCAACAACTACAAGTACAACAACAACTACAACTACAACAAGTAGTGGATCAAGTAGCAGTTCAAACAGCAGTTCTAACGGTGGAGGCTATAGTTACTAATGGCTAAGAATGATCAAAACGAAAGCGCACTACCTGTTCCAGGGCAGAATAATAAAATTACTGCAAGTGATTTTTTACCAAAGTTCTTTAGAACTCAAGCTAATAAAAAGTTTTTACAAGGCACACTTGATCAGCTTATACAGCCTGGCGTTGCGGAAAAGGTAAATGGTTATTATGGCAGAACAACTGCTAAAGCATATAAAGTAACTGACAACTATATTGATGATGTAACTGCTGATAGAACTAACTACCAGCTAGAACCTGCGACAGTTATTAAAGACAACTATGAAAATGTAACATTTTATAAAGACTATAATGACTACATCGGCCAACTTAATGTATTTGGCGCAAACACAGATAATCACAGTCGTTTAAACAGTCAAGAAACATATGCTTGGAACCCAAATATTGATTGGGACAAATTTGTAAACTTCCGCGAGTACTACTGGATGCCAAATGGTCCACTTAGTGTACAAGTTAGAGGACAGAGCAGAGATGTTGTTAGCACATACACTGTAACTACTGAAGACCAAGGCGATAATATTGCTTACATATTCAACGATGGTTTAACAGTTAATCCAACGTTAAAACTTTACCGTGGACAAACATACCGTTTTGAAATAAACACTCCTGGACATCCGTTGTCAATTGCCCTTAGTAGAACTTTTACTCCAGGCACGACTGTTGACACTAATGTTAGTACATTGTATACTGACGGTATAACAACGTTTGATAAAGACGGCAACGCTACAATGCTTAGTTATGTTGAAGAAGGAACAATTGAATTTACCATTCCATCAAACGCTCCTGATATACTATATTACATTAGTGAAAATTCTATTGATACAAGTAGCTATATTAAAGTTTACGACATTGAAGAAAATGCATTCCTTAATGTTACAGCAGATATTATAGGTAAGAAA